TACACTGTTCCCAAATAAAGAGGGCAGCATAGCAACTTACAACCCATATAAATATTCTACCTTTGTAGATAAAAAAACTGAAAAAGTGCTTTACAATGCTAAGTACGCTATGTTAGAAACAGTTAATAACAAAGGAGTGATAGAATATGTTTGATAAAAGAGCGGGTGGACCATTTGATTGTGGCGTAAGAGACTACTACTACGGACGTAACTCAAACCCACACTTCTACAGAGATGGGTGCAACATGAAAGGTCAGTACACAGAGAACCTGACAGCCCAAGAAACCAAAGAGTTCCACGCTGGTTGGGACGATGCACAAGAGAGTGGATTTAGAAAGGAGTACGACTAATGACTGTAGATAAATGGGATATTGAAGATGTTGTGCAAGAGTACGACTCTAATCTTAACATCACCCTGACTCAACTTGCCAAAAAGTCTGGTTGGGATTACAATGATCTTATTAAACTTTTGATGACGGAGCAATAAAATGGAACCGACAGTAACACGTATATCAGATAAGCGCCCTACACTACAGGAAGCACAAGCTATTGTAGGAGGGCTGATTGAATTTGCATTTGACAATGGTTCTATGCAAGTGATAGTAAACGAAGAGGGCTTGCTTATGAACATGCCCATAAACATAGAAGCTAGTCATTTGGTTGGTCATCCTGTTGTGGGTCCAGCCTTGGTACTGACTGGCAAAGCGATGATGGATTGATAATGGAGAATAAATTGCATAGTACATACACAATAGCAGCCGTACCTAACACAAAGAAGAAGGGACGCATTGGTCCAGTGGCACCTATACCTACTGCCAGCCCATACACCCTAGATGATGCTAAGGTGTTGGCAGATATGTGGACCCGTAAACACTTTGATCTGATTAACAGTTGGGGGTTCAGTCATTTTGTCGCATTCAACCTTGAGGCTTTGACTATGGACCCACCGCCTTGGTATCTGGACCGTGACGATGACTAAGATACCTACAAGGGGTGGCGATGAGTTTGAGGCTTTCAGTAAGTACAGGAAGTATCTCAGATGGAAACGTGGTGAGCTAAAGAAGATCAAACGGGCTTACAATAAACGTCTACGCAAATATATGAGGCTAAAGCATGATTGAGTGTTTGATTGCAGCAGTATTCTTTGAGGCTAGGGATCAGCCCGTACAGGGCCAGTTTGCAGTCGCAGAGGTAGTGATGAACAGGGTAGAGAGTGACCGCTGGCCTAATGGGATCTGTGAGGTAGTATTCCAGAATAAGCAGTTCTCTTTCACCCATGACGGTAAATCAGACAATCCTCTAAAGTACCTGCATAATGATATCGAAAAAAGAGCGTATTTAATTGCAAAAAGTGTTGCCAGAGGGGTTGTAATCGGTGAAAAGATAGGTATATCTAGTACACACTATCATAGAACGGACGTAAGCCCATACTGGGCAAAACATTACAGGAAGGACGGACAAGTTGGAGAACACATATTCTATACCGCAGTGGATGGAAAATGAGCTAGGGCTGCTTATGCCTAGCCAGATGGAAATACTGGAAGAGGTTATGGAAGGACCCTATGACCGTGAATACTACCAACAGGTATTCAGCAAGGGCTACTTCAATGACCCCCGTGACGAAAATGGAGAGGTTCCTTACTAATGGATTATGTACTATTTAAAGATGGACAAGAGTTTGAGGTGTTCGATAACATGGAGAATGCCATAGAAGAGGCTACCCGCTGTTTAGACGATGACATAGCAGAGGTGTACTCATACTTAGGTGACAAGGAAGTAGAGAAAGTTTACTAATGAAACGGAAGCGCAACCCTATGGCTAGGGATCTGTTACAGCCCAAGTACAGACCTAGGGTTGTGCCAGACAAGAAGAAACCTAAACCCCAAAGAAAACGCAAGCATAAAGGAAAGATAGATGCATAGTGAAATAGAAGTAGATATGAATGGCTACATGGGAACTGACTTGATTGTCTGTAATGCAGCCCGTGTATCATTCAATAAAGAGACTGAGTGGGAATATGCTGACCCCTTTGGACCGCCAAACCTAAAAGAGAAGGATAGTAAACTAATCAAGTACCTAGCCAAGCATCGTCATACTTCTCCATTCGGACATTGCTTTGTGTCTTTTACAGTCAAGGCTCCTATCTTTGTTGCCCGTCAGTTGGTTAAGCATAAGTTCCTACGTTGGAATGAGATAAGCCGTAGGTATGTTGACAGTGACCCTGAGTTCTATGAACCCAAGTGGCGCAGCCGTGCAGATAATGTAAAGCAGGGGTCAGGTGGCCCAGTGGAAATTAGTCTGGATGCAGAGATGTTGTATCACGCTACGATACGCAATGCCCTGTCTACCTATGACAGTCTGCTAGAAGATGGTGTAGCCCCTGAGATGGCCCGTATGGTATTACCGCAAAATATGATGACTGAGTGGTGGTGGAGTGGTAGCCTAGATGCTTGGGCTGATATGTGTAATCTACGTTGTTCGTCTGACACACAGGCTGAGACAAGAGAAGTAGCAAATCAGATTAGTGTCAAGATGTGGGAGCTATTCCCTGAGTCTTGGGAAGCGTTGAGGGCTAATAAGTGACCATAGGAGAGTTTATACCCTACATCATAGCCCAGTCTGTCGTGCTAGGTAGTATAGCGTTTATACCGTGTTGGGTAATATTCTTAATAGTAATGCAAATAAGGAAAAGTAATGCAAGGAAACATAAAAGGCGCATGTAAGGCTGCTGGAATAGTAGCACTCTTAATAGCACTCCCGCCAGTGCTAATAGCTATGACATATGACGAATACCCAAAATATTGCAAGTTATCTATCTTGCTGCCTTGTATAGGAGTACAAGAATGAATTATGATATGACAAACGAAGAAATGGCACACTACTTTGCTGCTAGGTATGGCAACCCTGAGAAGTACGAGGATTTGTACCAAGAGGCTTGGGTAGCTATCCTAGAGGCAGAGGACAAGGGCCTAGATAGGAAAGGTGTGTACTGGCATGTGAAGCCCCATGTGAGCCGATATTATAACTACCGTGACCGTGTGGTGCCACTACCACCCAGAGGTGGCTCTAAGAGCTTGCTAGAGAGCCATGAGATTGAGTACGACATAAAGGATTACATGTCTATCTCACCAGACCATGCGGAAGCCTACGAGCTAAAACGGGAAGTAGATTTTATGCTAAAAAATATGGCAGAAGGGCTTGCATGGCAAGACAGAGAAGTGCTAGAAGAGATCCACTACAAAGGTAAAAGTTACAGGGATCTGGCAAAGGAACGTGGTTACAGTCACGTATGGTGGCAAAAATATCACACTCAGCTTTTAAATAAGCTAAAAAGTTTACAGGACCCAAATTAAGTACCATATATAAAAGTAACCCTTTACTACTACTACAAAAGGAAAACTAAAGTATGTCAGAGAAAGCACATCAACCATGTCCATATGTAGATTGTGGATCGTCAGATGCCTTTAGTTATAATACTAATGGTTATGGGCGTTGTCATAGTTGTGAAAGGGGATACCCGTCAAAAGATGCTATGCAACCTTGGGCAAAGGAGAGATACCCCACCGTGGAAAAAGATGGATATAATGATCTTAGGTCTATGTTGTCTAATACAGNTACCCCTGTAGTGGAAACTAAAGGCACGTTTAAAGAGATGCGAGGCATTCAGTCACGCACAATGGAAGAGTACGGTGTGTACACCTTCAACGACACACAAGAATACATCTACCCCTCTGGGGGAAAGAAAGTCAGAGTAGTATCTGACAAGAAGTTCTTTACTAAGGATGGCTTCAAGGGTGACGAACTGTTTGGTATGAACCTGTTTCCAGCAGGTAGTAGTAAATTTGTCACAATCACTGAGGGTGAGCTTGATGCTATGTCAGTGTGGCAGATGATTAAATCACAGTACACTACTCCTGTCGTGTCTCTACCATCAGCAACCCCGTCAAAGAAGCTATGGGAGAATTGCAAGGAGTGGTTAGACAGCTTTGAGAAGATTATTCTGTCTGTCGATACAGATGATGCTGGCAACGCTATAGCTGACCGTATGGCTCGCTTGTTTCCTAACAAGGTCTACCGTGTAGATCATGGCAAATACAAGGACGCAAACGATTTCCTACAGGCTGGTGCAGCACAACAGTTTAAGAACGTCTGGTGGAAGCCTATTAAGCACACGCCAGAGAATGTTATAAATACCGCTGACCAGTTTCTAAAGATGTATGACGAAACACCAGAGCATGTCTACGTTCCTACAGGCATACAGGCACTGGATGACAAGATCTTAGGACTTATGCAGGGTCACTTCACTATGTTCAAGGCACCCACAGGAATTGGTAAGACTGAGCTTATGCGTTACCTAGAGTATCAGATGCTACAGCGAAATATTCCTATTGCTACGTGGCACCTAGAGGAAACAAAGTTGCGTTCACTATTAGGTCTTGCGTCATACGAGATGAATGACAATGTAACACGGCGTGACCTTATCGAAGAGAAGGGCGTAGACGCAGAGGTACGTGGTGCCATTGTAAAGCTAACCAAGGATGAAAACCTGTATCAATTCTATTTACAGGACGGGCAGGGAGCCGACGAATTATGCGATCAGATACGCTTTTTCAGTCAGGCATGTGATTGCAAGTTTGTCTTTTTCGAGCCAATTCAAGATGTTATCAGTGGTTCTAGTGAAGACAGCAAGGAGCAGCAGCTTGCAGACCTGTCCGTCCGTCTGTCAAAGTTGGCAGCGGAGCTTAACATTGGTATTGTGTCAATCGGTCACACCAACGAAAACGGTGATTTTAAGTATTGTAAGATGATTGGTCAACGTGCTAGTGTTATCATAGATTTGTACCGTGACAAGGAGTCAGAAGATTTGGAAGAGAGAAACACAACGTATCTCAAGATTGAAAAGAACCGCCCGTCATCAGAAGAGGGATCAGCAGGGCGCATGAGGTTCAACTACGATACATTCACATTGAGGGAGATCCTGTAGTGGAATATGACCTGTTTGGAAACCCTATAACAGCCATACGGAGTGATGGTCTTGGTAAAGAGTGCATAGTGTGTGGCGAGTACAAATTCAAAGAAGAGTTTGATATTCACACTGGACACAAAGATAACAGAGATGGCAGATGTAGGGCTTGCAAACGGTATCAAGTTAAAGTAAGAAACGCAATAAGAAAAGGCGCACCACCAAAACCTGATGCTTGCAACTGTTGTGGTAAGGTGTATGAACCTAGGCTAATAGTGTTAGACCATGACCACGACACTAATGAGTTTAGGGGATGGATATGTCACTATTGTAATGCTGGCATAGGTCAGCTTGGTGACACAATAGAGGGGCTTGAGAAAGCCATGAGGTATATGAGGAAACATTATGACAGTATTTGATATAGAAACTGACGGACTAAACCCAACAAAGATACACGTAATATCTTGGATGGATGACAATGGTGTGGTTCAGCATACACACGACTATGTAGCTATGCGTATCTTGCTTGAGGAAGCGTCTATCCTGATTGGTCATAACATTGTGCGGTACGATATTCCCGCAGTGGAAAAGATCTTGGGTGTGCAGATTAGTGCAAAGATAGTGGACACTCTGGCTCTGTCTTGGTATCTCAACTTTGACCGTGGCTCACATGGCCTTGAGGGTTACGGAGAGGACTATGGAGTGCCTAAGCCTAAGATCACTGACTGGTCAACCCTGACGCCAGAAGAGTACGCTCACAGGTGCAATGAGGATGTCAAGATCAATGCTAGACTGTGGCGTGACCTAGAGCTAAAACTAAAACGTCTATACCCTGACGAAGATGACAAGTGGCGTCTGATTGACTATCTCACATTCAAGTTACAATGTGCGGCAGAACAAGAGGCCCTGCAATGGAAACTAGACGTAGAGAAAGCTAAAGGTCATGTGGCAGATTGGGAAAAGTCCAAGCTAGAGAAGACAGAAGCTCTGGCAGATGTTATGCCACCAGTACAGAAGTATGTCATGCGTAACAGGCCAAAGGTTTACTTCAAGGCTGACGGTAGTATGTCTGCTAATGGGGCTAAGTGGGAACAGTTGTGTAAAGACCACAAGGCACCTACCACTACGCAAAGCCTAAAGGTTAAGGTAGGCGAAGATCGTGCCAACCCTAGCTCAGTGCAGCAGGTAAAAGAGTGGTTATTCATGCTGGGATGGAAACCTAGAACATTTAAGTACATAAGGGAAGATGATGGCTCCACAAGGAAACTGGAACAAATACGGAAAGACGGGGAACTCTGTGAGTCCGTTAGAGAGTTGGCTGCTATCGAACCAGCTATTAGCTTGCTTGATGGCCTTACTGTTCTTAGCCATCGTATTTCTGTCCTTAAAGGGATGGTTGACTCAGAGCGTGATGGATACGTGCAAGCAAGTGTTGCAGGGTTCACTAATACTCTCAGGTTCCGACATGCAAGACCTCTTGTCAACTTGCCATCAGTGGATAAGCCCTACGGAGAAGAGATAAGAGGGTGCCTAACTGCACCAGAGGGATACACCCTATGCGGAGCAGATATGACTAGTTTAGAGGACACTACAAAGCGGCACTACATGAAACCACTAGATCCAGACTACGTTGCGGAAATGTCTAAGGAAGGATTTGACCCTCACCTTGACCTTGCCAAACATGCTGGTGTTGTCACACAAGATGATATCGACAAGCACAATACAGGAGAGCGTAGCCTAAAGGCCCTGCGTAAGAATTACAAGGTGGTCAATTACAGCGCCACATACGGCGTAGGTAAGCATACCCTATCCAGAAACACAGGCATGTCTGAGGACGAAGCACAGACGCTCCTAGACGCCTTCTGGTCACGTAACTGGTCTGTGGAGAAGGTGAGTAAAGATGCTAGAACTAGAACTCTGGGTGGGCATACTTGGTTGTACAATCCTGTTAGTAGGTTTTGGTATTCGTTAAGGTCAGATAAGGATAGGTTTAGCACCCTAAATCAAGGCACAGGTGTATATTGTTTTGATAGTTGGGTTCAATATTGTCGTGGTTTTATGATAAAGACTATCGGTCAATTCCACGACGAAATTATCGCATTAGTACCAGAAGGAGAAGAGCAAAACACTGAAAACAAAATGAAAACTGCCATAGAGCTTCTTAACGAAGAGCTACAACTAAACGTACCTTTAGGGATAGATGCACAGTTCGGAAGTACATACGCAGATATCCATTAGAAAAAAAGTTACTAATTTAGTTTACAGTAGCGAAAAAAAGTACCATACATATATACCAGTCACAGAAAGGACTATACATAATGGCAAAATATACACTCGACATGGTTCTGGAATATGCCAAAGTTTTTCCAGAGAACGCAGATATGGGCAACCCTGATGGCCCTGCGTGGCAAAAAGCCATCGCTGACAAAGGTGGTCAGTATGTGGTAAATGCTTTCTTCACAGACGAAGAGCAAATCAACCGACTTATGGCAGATGGCTTTAAGGCTACCGTCATGGGAAATAACCGTATCCAAGAAGGTAAGGGTGAGTACGGTATCAATAAGTACATGAAGATCAAACGTGCTGTCGCTGATGACATACGGGATTGGATTGACCCTATGACTAAACAGCCTATCAATCTTGGTGGGCCTGTTAAGGTTGTAGACTTACGACAAGGCCGTGAGAACGCTAAAAGGTGGCAATTTGCGACCGATGGTGAGTTAGGCAACGGCACTAAGGCAAAGGTGCAGTTTGAAACCTACGCTGATGGTAATGGTGTCCGACTAAACGGCATTGCTGTAACTGAGTTGGTAGAACGTACCAATGAGCCTACGGAAGATGACCAAATCTTTATGGTGGCATAATGAGAGCCAGTATTAATTTTCAATTCGATAAAGACTATGACGGTTACGAGGGTTCAGTAGACATGTCCCGTGATGAGGTAGATGACCTAGATAGTATGCTATACTTCCTGACCGAAGCTGTTAGAGCATCTGGGTTCAACTACGTTACAGCATTGGGCGCTCACAAAGAAGGCGGCGATATCGTCTGGTCTGAGTCATAATGGACTATGGAAAGGCGCTGATAGACGGTGACGTATTCGCCTATCGTGCGGCCTTTGCTACCCAAGATGGTTCTGAAACAGATGCCCGTGTTAAGATTGATGACCTACTACAGAACAGCATAGAGTTTGTATGTGATTGGCTGTATGACAGCGAAGACTATGAAATCTACCTGACCTGTAGTGGTTATCAGTTTAGGCACGACATTGCTAAGTCACATGTGTACAAGGGAAATAGGAAAGGTAAACCAAAGCCTACACACCTGTCGTACATACGTGACTATATGATATCAGACTGGAAAGCTATTACCAGTGTGGAACAAGAAGCAGATGACTGTCTAGCTATACAAGCAACAGAATTAGATTATGATTGTACCATTGTATCAGTTGACAAGGATATGCTACAAGTACCGTGCTGGCACTACAATCCAGTAAAAGGTAGTATGATAAGAGTGCAACCCTTTGAGGGAACTAAGTTCTTCTATACTCAAATACTTACTGGTGACAGTGCTGATAACATACATGGCTTATACCAAGTTGGACCTAAGAAGGCAGACAAGATCTTAGATGGTGCTGCCACAGAGGAAGAGCTTTGGGAAGCTGTGGTTAAGGCTTACGAGGGTGACGTAGATCGTGTAATAGAAAATGCTAGGCTTCTTTGGCTTAGACGATATGAGGGAGAAATATGGCAACCACCAGACAGGCAATAAAACATGGCTGGCGTTCTGGTTTGGAAGAGAGGGTAGCTAAGGAGCTATCGGAGTCTGGGATCAAGTATCAGTACGAAAGTATGAAGATCAAGTATGATGTAATTGAGACACGTACCTATACCCCAGACTTTATTCTCCCCAATGGGATTATCGTCGAGACAAAGGGAAGGTTTGTTGCGGCAGACCGTAAGAAGCATCTCCTAATACAGAAGCAGTTTGACTACTTTGACATTAGATTTGTGTTTCAGAATGCTAGAGCTAAGTTATTCAAAGGGGCTAAGTCAACATACTCTCAGTGGTGTGACAAGCATGGCTTCTTATGGGCGCAAGGTTCTATACCAGAGGAATGGCTATGATGATAAGCGAGTATATACAAGTGTACGATGTACTTGACGAAGAGGACGATTTAGAGAAACTAAGAAACATGGCAAAGTACCTATTAGTAGGACGAGCTATGAATGATAGAAATGTGTCAGAGGAAGAGGCTATAGCTTTAGCTGAGTATTCTTCTGTTGACATGGGAATGGCAGAGGAGATTACCATACATTGATGTACTCAGCGAAAGATATGAAAGATATGATTGACATGTACTCACAGTTTGTAGAGGACAAGATGCTTACAAAAGGGCGTGAGCGGTTAATTGAAAATGCACTAGGTCTTACTGGCGAAGCTGGTGAGGTATCAGAGAAGATCAAGAAATTGTTTCGTGATAAGAAAATAGATGACGATGCGGTCTTGAAAGAGCTAGGAGATGTACTATTTTATACAGTAGCACTATCCAACATCTTTGGTGGCAGTTTGATTAAGATTATCGAATTGAACATGGAGAAGTTGAATGAGCGTGTAAAGAATGGTACACTACAAGGATCAGGAGATAATCGGTGAGTAAGAAACAATCAGGCATGTCGTGGTTCTGGCGTTACATGAACTACCTTGCGACATGGCGAAGTCACCGATTAGCAATTAAACAGCTAAACCAGTTGACCGACAAAGAGCTATACGACATTGGAATAGCTAGGTCAGACATTGATCGAATGGTCTGGTTAGAAGAAGATAAAACTATGAGAGCGAGAGGAAAAGAACAAGAATGAACAATATGCTCCCCACCCCATATCAAAACTTTATTGCACTTTCACGTTATGCACGTTGGAAGGGTGATGCAAGAGAAACATGGTCAGAAACCGTAAGCCGTTACATAGACAGTGTGGTTAAGCCGAAGGCTGGTGATGACACATACACCAAGAACATAGAACAGGCTATCTTAAACTTAGAGGTAATGCCTTCTATGAGAGCTATGATGACTGCTGGCAAGGCTTTAGAGCGTGACAATACAGCAGGGTATAACTGTTCTTACCTGCCTGTAGATGACCCTAAGAGCTTCGACGAAGCTATGTTCATCCTCTTGTGTGGTACAGGGGTGGGGTTCAGTGTTGAACGTCAGTTCATTTCTAAACTCCCAGAGGTTCCTGAGTTGTTTGTTAGCGACACAATCATTCACGTTAAGGACAGTAAAGAGGGCTGGGCCAAAGGCTTCCGTCAACTACTAGCCTTGTTATGGGCAGGGGAAATCCCTAAGTGGGATGTCTCTAAGATCCGACCTGCTGGTGCAAGGCTGAAAACATTTGGTGGTAGAGCTAGTGGTCCAGCACCTCTGGTTGAGCTATTCAACTTCGCTGTACAGACATTTAAAGCTGCACAAGGACGTAAATTATCTAGCATTGAGTGCCACGATCTTATGTGCTTTATTGGTCAGATTGTTGTTGTAGGTGGTGTTCGTCGTAGTGCTATGATTAGTTTGTCTAACCTATCTGATGACCGTATGCGTCATGCTAAGTCTGGTAACTGGTGGGAAACTGCTGGTCATCGTGCCTTAGCTAACAACAGCGTCAGCTACACAGAGAAGCCTGACATGGAGACATTCATGCGTGAGTGGACTGCCCTTGTGGAATCTAAGTCTGGTGAACGTGGTGTGTTTAATCGACAAGCAAGTAAGATACAAGCAGCTAAGAATGGACGAAGAGATGCAAATTATGAGTTCGGAACTAACCCGTGCAGCGAAATTATTTTGCGCCCAAATCAGTTCTGCAACCTTACAGAAGTTGTTGTACGTGCTACGGATACCATTGAAGATTTGGAACGCAAAGTCCGTATGGCAACTATTCTGGGAACTATCCAATCAACCTTCACCAAGTTTCCGTATTTGCGAAAGGTGTGGACTACCAACACAGAAGAAGAGCGGCTGCTCGGTGTGTCACTCACAGGGATAATGGACAATGTTCTTATGACAAGTAAGAATGCTGGTCTGGATAAAACCTTAGAGCATCTAAAGGCTGTTGCAGTTAAGACAAATAAGGAATGGGCAGAACGCCTTGATATTCCTGTAGCGGCTGCTATTACGTGCGTGAAACCATCGGGTACAGTTTCTCAGTTGGTAGATAGTGCTAGTGGTATTCATGCCCGTCACAGCCCATATTACGTCCGTACAGTACGTGGTGACAACAAAGACCCACTTACTAACTTCCTAAAGGATCAGGGAGTGCCTAGTGAGCCTTGTGCAATGAAGCCTGACACGACTACTGTGTTTAGCTTCCCTGTGCAGTCACCTTCTGGGTCTATTACACGTAATGACATGACAGCTATTGAACAGCTAGAAATGTGGCTTATGTACCAAAGACATTGGTGTGAGCATAAACCAAGCGTGACTATCTCAGTACGGGATAGTGAATGGATGGAAGTAGGTGCATTTGTGCATAAGTACTTTGATGAGATGAGTGGTGTATCTTTCTTGCCACACTCAGATCACACTTACCAGCAAGCACCTTACCAAGACTGCTCTAAGGAAGAGTATCAAGATTTGCTTAGTATAATGCCGACAGACATTGACTGGACAAAGTTGTCAGACTACGAAAAAGAAGACAACACTTCTGGTATGCAGACTATGGCATGTACTGGTGACGTTTGTGAGATGGTGGACATCACATGACAGTAAGAAAGAAGTTTAGCAGGGCTTTGTACGAAGCCTATGATGGCCCTGCAAAAGAAGCACTAGTGTCCCTGCTGGAAAGCAGGGGCCACACTATAGTAAATACAGAAGAGAACTACTACGTTGATGTCGTGTCTCAAAAGGGTGGCTACACCTATTTTAATGAGGCAGAGGTTAAGGTAGCTTGGGATGGGGACTGGCCTGTTACTTGGAAGGATATACGCATTCCTGAGAGGAAACAGAGGCTGTTAGACAAGCATGGGTCTGAGAACGGTGTACTAAACTTCTACGTCTTCCGTAAAGACATGAAGCAAGCATGGCGTATCAAGGACACACTGCTTACCAAGGAAAGTTTAGGTGGAGCTAAGGGAAGATACATACGGAAGAATGAGTTATTTTTTCATATACCATACACATCAGCGGAGCTAGTAAAGACCGACTGACAAAAACAGGAGAAACCTATGTGGGTTCTAGTAGTAATTCTAATGCACGAAGGGAATATCAGGGTAAATTCTTTTAATGGAGTATTTATGGAGAGGGCATCTTGTGTCCAACTTGGTAATAGAATGGAAAAAGAATTGATGAAAACTAGGCCCACACCCGAATCTGTTGCAAAAAGCTATTGCTTTCAGATTCCAGAGAGAGTATAATACGGTTTATGAAAGGAGAGCTATATGGCTAAGTGGGATTTAAACAAACTAAATCAGGTAGGGCATGACCCTGTTGAGAAGCCTGTACACTACAACCAAGCAGGTATAGAGTGTATTGACGCTATAGAGGCTATGACAGAAAATATGTCAGGCAGCATAGCACCACACGCAGCTAATGTGTTGAAATACATGTGGCGTTGTGAGTACAAGAACGGACTAGAGGATATCGACAAAGCAATATGGTATCTCAACAGACTGCGTAAGCGGTGGACTGAGGTGCATAAATGATTGTATTTGACAACCTACTGTCTGACTCACAATTTGATGACTTTAATAAAACCTTTGCCCCTATAAGTACGGGGCATTGGATAGGCGCAAATGACGAACCTACTGACAAGATGGCTGCTTATGGTAAATTGTTATGGAAACACTACATAGCTGCTAATCCTGTACCTAACTTAATGGGGTATGAATACTGGACTAACACTCTGTCTAATACTGTACCCTTAGATTGGCACTACGATAAAGATGAAACCCTGTGGGAAAACACAGGTGAAATCAGTAGGCCACTATTCGGTGCAGTCTTGTACGGAGAGGGTGAAGTGTATGGGGGATACCTAGAAATTAAGCAGCATGATGGGGAGATAGAAAGAATACAGTACAAACCAAACAGAGCTATCTTCTTTGATGCAGGTAACTTAGAACACAGAGTAAGCCCTGTCAACAATGGGTCAAGAAGAACACTTGCATGTAATATATGGGATAAGGAACTAACCACTTGGAAATAACACTATTTGAAGCTATCATAGTTGTAAACCTAGTTATATCAGCAGGGTTGGCATACAAGTTCGGACAGATCAAGGGAGAGATAGATACCCTATACGAAGGTCTGGCTATGGTTATGACACACCTTGAACTAACACCGCCAGATGTTACGCCACCAGAAGAATAAAAAAAGCCCCCCTAGGAATTAACCTAGGGGGGTTCTTTAGTTTTATAAGGTAGTCTTTTTATATTTATTTACCGAAGAATTTAGATACTGATCTGATTCCTATGGATGCTGATACGATACCGCCAAGGCTATATTGATACCATGTTGGCATAGTCTCAAGTGCTGCAAAACCAGCCTGTACTATAGCATTACCCCAATCTCCACAAAATGCTAGTATCAAAGGGATACTGAAAAGTAGGGTTATCCACTCATCTTTCCATGAGTTTTGTGTAGCTTGTATAGCAGCTAGATCCCAGTCAATCTCACCTGTAAGCTGTTTCTTCTTAATCTCAGCCTCAGTTAGTTTGATCTGGGTTTTACTGTCAATCACGCTTGTCGCTAAACCAACAACACTACCTAAGATTTGACCAATCATTTCTCATTACCCAACCAAACGGCGAAGGCTCCTGTTAAAGCTCCCGTTACGGTTGCAGTGAGTGCAGTTGCTTGTGATGTCATTGCCTCTGGTGGTAGCGACATAAACCATTCAATTACTCTAATATACATACCAGTCATCACTAACATCATTAATCGTGGTAATAGTTTCCACGCCAATATGCGTTCCATTGCTACTGTCATTTTATACCTCTACGTCTAGTATTTTGCCTACTTCTATGGGAGCTACAATTCTACCATTCGGGCTGTAAGCCAACTCAGCCATACTTCTTTGTCTATTTTGCAGTTCTTCTGCCTTCTCTTGCCAGTACTTGTCAAGCCTTATGGTAACTTCACTGCGTGTAGCTGGCTCCACAACCCTTGGCTTATCAGGCTCAGTCTTAACTGGCGCAGGGGCTGGTGGGGTTATTGTGGTGGCTATAAACTCTGGTATTTGGTACATTTGAAATGGGAAAGTTCCCTTAGCTTCTAAGCCCATTATAGCATTCCCTTTGATGACATTATAATAAGTACAGCTATACCAGTTATAATAGACAACACAGTTACTGTACCTCCGATAACAACTACCTTCTCTACTATCTCTTGCTTACGAAGTTTAGCAGCAGCTTCTCTCTCTTTACGTTCTCTTCGTGTTCTAGCTCTTATCTCTTGTAGCTCACCCCAAGCGGAGTAACCTCTGGTGGCTATGACGATAGCTCTCAGTTCTTCCTCTGCATCCTTTGCTTTCTGCAACTGTACAAAAGTCTCCATACTGTTTTCATCGTCACCTGAGAATATACTACTCTTCTTTTTGTTGTGGTTATTGCGAAGTTCATCAACCCCATCAAAGAACTCTCCAATCTGCTTAGTGACTGACACAAGCTCCTTACCTGCACTCACAGCCGTTTTAACAGCCGCCAGAGCAGTAAATGGATCTACCATGCACCCATACCCCCTTAGTGGAAATTAGTCTGTAGCCATCTTCTCTACGGCTTCTCTGATGGCTTTTATATTTTCATCTATTCGGGCAATAGATATAGCTTGTGATTGACTAGCAGATTCTAGTCTACCGATACGTTGTTGGGTTTCTATAATCTTTTCTCTGTTACTCTCTATGTCAGACATCATCATAGATACTGTCCACACGATTGCTGCACCTTGTGTGACTAACCCTACCACAAGGCCAATAGGGAACTTATCAGACATTACGGATCAGGGTATTGGTCAGAGTTAAGTTCAAAGTGCGGTAAGTCATAAAAACTACCATCGTAGGCATTAACTAAATCCTCTGCACTTCCTTCCCATTCCCGAAGGTCACGCACTCTCCAATTACCGCCCCAACGTAAGGGTATGTCCAAGTCTTTACAAGCTTGTATAACGGCATCCCCTACAGGGAAAAAGTCTGGAAACTCCCAAGACACAGGGTACGGAACTAAGTCTATAGCAAAGCCATGAATGTGTCGGGATTTAAGAGTTTTAGACTTGCCTTCTTTAACAAGCTCTTTCTGTCTACCAATAGATCTAAGACCTTCAATAATAGTGAAGTCCCTAGTAGAAATAGACAAGGCGTGAGACATAACATTTACCATGTCCTGATTTACGCCTGATAGTCTTTGTTTACTTCTTAGTCCAAATTTATACATATTACCCTCTAAATATTCTAACATAAGCCTCATCAAAGTGACCAGTACCACCTGTTTCAATACCACTTACATTTATAGTTGGATTAGTGTAGTTTGTAGTTATTGTTTTTGTACCACTTACTGTGACTTCTCTTGGATAACTATAGCTGCCTGATGATTCAGTGTGTGACTTAGTTACCCACGTAGTGCCGTTAATTTTTATCCTAAAAGTCCAAATTTGAGTTGTCCTAGATCCACCTGTGGCTCTCCATACCATAGTGTCCCCAGATTTTATAGTAAAGTTAGTACTTATGTTCCCACCACCAGTGTAAAACTCTACCTCATTAACTAAGTTCCTATTCATAGTGTCAAAACCACTATCAAGAATATCATCTCTACTTAAGTCTCTGAAAACAATAGGTAAAATGCCGGGTGCTGCTAAAATAGAAGTGCCTTTTAACTCAAAACCATTGCTGCCAAACCTCATAAAAGAATTAGAATCACCAGCCACAAAGTTTCCAGAAGTATTTACTTTAAAACCTGACTTACTACCAGTAGGTGTGGCAGTAGCAGATGTTAGAGTACCAGTAGAAAGTTCATCTGCATTAATATTGACAGCATTAACTTGATTGGATGTAAGCGTACCAGCGTACACATAATCAGAGGCAATCTCATTAGCACTAATTTCATTAGCAGCGATTTTGTTAGCAGTAATAGCACCAGCAGCAATTTTTGAGCCTATAATAGAACCAGCCGCTATTTTATCGGTAGTAACCTGATCGTCTTTTATGTCTGTAAATAGTTCGTCCGTCCAAGCTGATCCATTCCACCTGTATATTGTAATGTCTGGTAGAAGTAGTACCATTTGCCCTACAGCATCACCTGTCGAAGGTAAACTCTGTACGGGCTTAATGTTAAACTTCTCTGCTTCATCAAACAAGTCATCAACAGCGGATGAGAAATCACCAGCTTCTACACGAGTTGTAGTACCAGAAGCTGCTGTTGATGTTAAGGAAGAGACATTACCAGAGTAGTCTACAGATCTCACCCAGTAGTACTTAGTTTGATTTGTGTTCAAGTTACCACGTATAAAGGTGCTTCCAGAAGATTCACCAACTTTTGTAGAACCACCCCTATTATTTGTAGAGTTCTCAAAGATTTCTACATGTCTAAGGTCTTTATCAGCAGGGTTAGTCCACTTTACTTCTATAAACTTGTACCCACCAACAGCAGTAACTCCCGTAGGTATAGCAGGGGCTGTCGTATCCGCAACAGGCGTGGTACTTGCCGTAACAAAACTTGACCTAACACCTATTGAGTTTACTGCTCTTACTTTGACCTGATAATCAAAAGATGTAGATACAGGTGAGATTAGGAAATTGTTGTTGCTTACAAACATTGAGGTAAAGTTCGCATCACCACCAGTCCCTACACGTTTGTAGTGTACCTCATAGTAGTGAACATAGGCATCAGGCGATTCAGTCCACGACACAACAATAGCGGGTACAGAGGCCCCGTCAGAGTTTAGAGATGTTGAGCTTGTTAGTGTTAGCCCTGTTGGAGCATCCACTTGACTAAATATAGGCAGAGTTGAGTCATTTGATATGATGGCAGTTTCTTCTGCGTTCCAATTAAATGCTGCTGCTGATGTCTCACGTAAAGTTAGATTGATCCTTAGATCCCCAGCATCATCACTAGCAGCTAATTTCCAACCAACCACCTCAAACTCTTTGGCATTAAATCCGTACCTTGAGTTTGTAAACGACACAATATCTCCAACCTCAAGCTCAAGAGCTTCAAGCCCAAAGTCAGCACTGAGTGTCATTTGCTCCCTTGCTCTAAACAGGGTTAGTTTAGCAAGCCGTTGGGCTGTAGCTGCACTAGTAGTAAATGGAAGCTCTAAGTCTAGTGATACTTCTTCTCCATTATCTTGAGCAATAAACGTACTACTCTTAACCTCTGGATAGTCAGCCGTAATCCACTTCTGGTCTGCATCGTTAAATGTACCACGTACCGTGTTAAAGTTATCTTGCATAGATACACGGGTAGATAGGTTTATAGGACCCCTAAGATCGTCAAGAGTGAGGGTTTTAACTGGTGACGAATATGCACCAGCCTTTAGCTTCCACTTACCACCACCCCAAAATAGAGTACCTGCACATGATGTAACAAGATCTTCTAGTACCGCACCTTTAGGTGTGTTCGCCTTGATTACACCGTTTGTAGTATATCTGTTCTCATTACCACCACCCGAAAGGGATATGTTTTCATCACACTCATTAGCAGCCGCAGCAAAGTCAACCTCATCTACACTGCCATCATTTAGACCATATGAGCTAGTAATAAAGTCTCTTATGCACAAAGCAGAGTTATTGCTGTATGCAGTAGTGTTAGTCCTTGGATCAAGTACTTTTTTACCACGTATTTCTGCTGTTATAAGAGGCATACCGTTAGCAAATACTTCTTGGTCATACTCATACCTTACATACAAGTAAGCTACTCCACGGCCCTTAAAAGCGCTTGTAGCAGAGGTTTCGCTAACTAAGTCTGAGTCAGCAGTTGTCTGATTTCCCCTGTACTTTTTAATTCTTATCTTACTGTCCCAGTTGGTTTGGTCATCACCACTAGGACCAGCAGTTGTAACAAAGTTGCCACTAAAAGATGCAACCTGATCGTTTATATAAATGTCATCAATGGCATGTACCTCATGCCCTGCGAGACAAATAATTTGATGTAGGTATTTATTCTTTGTGCCTGATGTTTCGTAGAAGGTTATTACTCCACCCTTCCTTACCTTACCGTACACAAAGTCTTGAGCAGCCGCTGGTTCTTTAGCATTTACAAGTATACCCTGTGAGCTAGAAGACCTAGAAGGCGCTTTAGGTGCTAGGGCTTTCATAGCCCAAGATGTCACCATAGATGTTATAATGTAGCCAACAATATACTGAGGGGTGATAAACGCAAGCATCCCCGCACCAAATATAGATGTTGTTGCAGCAGCACCACTGCCTATAACCATAGCTCCGATGGATGCGGGATCTCTAGGTACATTTTCCCAAGCGTTAGGGTTTCTTAGTACATTATAAGGAAGGTTGTTCTTCATTTTGTCTAATCCAAGAATAATTTACTAAATCAAAAGGCAACTGCATTAAGCCCTTTTCAGATAGAAAAACACCACATTTACCGTTAGAAATTCCTAATGAAAAACCCGTTATCCACCGTTCAGCTTCTTTTGTGGCAATCAATGCGCCTAATGGTGGTACATACTTAATACGGGTCAATTTGTCATCTATACCTTTTAGAAGCGACTTGTAACCAAACTCTTCTTGTAACTGCTTAGGTCTTGAGGATTTGTTGTATCTGCCCAACCAATCATCTGCCCAACCTTCTCCATACATTTTTCGGAATGCATTGTTAGTAAAGGTAAGGCAATCATGCTCTGTAAAAACAAAAGGCTTTAATCTAACCTCTGCTATATACTGATTTAAACTTTCTCTCTTCCCCATACAACCTGCTCATCTTGAAGTTTAGTAACATACGAAAAAAAGGTATCATTGCTGTATCTTGTAGCATGGTTTTCTTCTGTATAACGTCTGTTACTAGCTTTTTCTAGCTCAATTAACTTGCTTTCTATAGTAACAGTAATGTCACTAGTCTCGCCAGTGTCCTGTATAGCCATTGTGTTTATGTAACCACTAAAGATTTCTATAGGGTTACTTGTGTCAGTTGTGCCTAAGTAGACTGTACATCCCCTTCTCTGATAAGGCTCTTGTAGTGCCATAGAGATGATTGTAGAGGATATACCACTAACTGTGATTGTCAGAGATTTGGCAGATAAGTCATTAACTTCATCAAATCCTGATATAGTAAGTAGGTTGCCAGCACCAATATAAGTGTCCACACCAATAGTCTTATCACCATGTCCCGTCCACAATCTAACGGGTGAGTTATCTAGGTCAAATTCTACTGCAATGTAGGGATTTACAACATCTTGACTGAAAGCTGTAATTAGTTCTGCTGCTATTGTACGGCTCATGTAATTGCCTCAATCGCTGAGAATGAAATGCCATAAGTACTGGCCTCATTTATGCTAAAGGACTGCTCATTTGATGCAAGTCTAAACAGACCCTGAGTATTTTCTACTGTCACAGTAGCGTTGTTACCAAGGCTGACCCTTACGTCAGGCCAGACATCTAGTGTAGCTTGACCAGAAGCATTTGTGTTTGCATCTTTTAGTACCTTGAACAGTTGCCTAGTTGTGCCATTGTTTACATGTATGTAGTCACCAGCTTTAAGATAACCTGTACGGTTTATAGGGGCGCTGTCTATAGCTATCGTGTTTCCAGAGGATTGAGTTCCATTGATATCAATAGTGTCGCTGTTTCTAGCAGAACCTCTAGGGGTTTTAGCATTAGGGTCCCCCAAGTAAAACGTACCCACTTGACCCTTTAGTGAAATTAACCAAGCTAACCACTCTTCTGCTAAGTCCCTTTGAATTGGTGGTAGCGTTACGTCAGCTTGCCAAGATTGTCCAGCATAGGCATGTACCTGTTGTGCGAAGGTAAAAGGGGACCTTGATATCGCAACAGCATTAGTAACTCTGAGTTCTATCTGAGCTATTCCAATACCCGTAGGTAGGCTCAAAGGGTAGCTTATAGCCATTATGCAAATCCTCTTCCGTAACTACCGCCACGCCTCTTAGCGTCCAACACTGCTGTCTTAGCTGTGTCTGCTATCTGTGGCATGAGGCTTCGTATTTCATTCCTAACGGTTGCTTGTACCCCAGTGGAAATGTTGATGTTCTGTACTACACTTACACCACCAGCACCCATAGCTTCATTAGATACTATGGCCCCACTAGCTTTAGGTACGAAGAGTTCTGGTCCCCTCTCACCTACAACATAGGGTTGACCACCTGTTACAGGACCACCATTAGCTCTAAACATACCACCTAAGAAACCAGCTATTCCAGAACCCTCTTTACTCACAAAGTCGTAGCTACCTACAAGCTGTTGCACGTAAAGAATACGGTACAGTTGAGCAATGATGTCACGGGCCATAGCTCTAAATGCATCCTTAGCAGATGATGTTCCATCTATCAGCTTCATCATAGCATCCTCAAAGCTGTTACCTACACCATCAAGTAATGTCTGATGGTCTTTGTAAAGCTTTCTGAGTTCTTTTTCTTGCTTAATTCTAGCAGCATTAGCGGCTTGGGCATCAGAATGGGCTTTTCTCTCAGCTTCCGCTCTTTCTTGAATAGCAGCCTTACGTCTAAACTCCGCTAGTTCAAATTCATGGGCATCTTCAAGCTGACCGATTGCCATTTGAGCTTCTACACCCATAATGTCAACTCTTTCAGAAATTAACTTACGTCTTAATGCCTCTGCTTCATTGGCCTGTCTTAGTCTAAGCAGAGCTTCTGCATCAGCACCATAAGCTGCCTTTGCATTCTGCGCCCTATCAAAATTAGCTAAAGCTATTTCTTTTACATTTGTAAGACCTTCTTTTGCAGCAGCAGCAGCATCTTTTTGAGCTTTTAAACCAAGGTTCTTATCATACTCTTTGTTAAAACCTTTAAGTTTATCTTGTAACTCTTGAAGTTCTTGAAGAGGACTTTTACCCCCAAATAGACCTTCTTTAGTTGCTGGGTCTATTACACCCCCAGATAATCTAGCTTTCCTTGAACCACGTTTGCTTGGGTCTACGAAACCCATATTCATTGGATCAGCTTCTTTTCTTAGATCTGCTATTTCTTGCTTTTTAATCTCTATAGCTCTGGCAGTCTGTGCCTGTGTAAGAGTATCAAAACTACCAGCAAGCATATAGTTCTCTAAGGCTAGGTCACTAGTAGCTGTTTTTAAGTCGTCTAATACTTTTTTGTAATCCACAGAAGTTTCTGTTGCATCACTAGCAGCTTTCTTAGCTGCCATGAAAGCACCAGCTAGGCCAGTACCAATGGCAAGTATCATACCTGCAATAGCACCAAAAGGACCAAAGATACCAAGTAACTGTGAACCTTGTTGACCAAGGGCAACCATTACACTAGTACCAGACTGAACCTGTACGGCAAAATCCTGTACCTGATAACCGACCTGCTGCATACCAACAGCGCCGAATCTCTTGAACTTACGTGTGTTTACGTCTGCAACTTGACCAAACTGGTTTATTGTTACGCCAGCTTGTGCAGCTTGCTTTTGTATTTGAGCAAATGCTGTAGCATACTCTTTCTGTGTTGCAGCACCAGTAGCAACGGCCTTTTGAGCTACCAGTACCTGATCTTTAAATATCTTAGTAGCCCTGTAAGCAGGGTCAATAGCCATTTTAAGTTGATTGAATGACTTTTTCGCTGTCTTAGCGGTCATATCAATCTTATCTTCTGTAGTGTTTAGATAGTCATTGAGAACCTTTAGGTCCTGCATATCCACACTGACTTTAATCGAACTAGCCATTTATTGCCCTCACGTAAAGTAGGTCTAATTTCTTTATGACATCTACTTCCCAACCTTCAAGGGTATTGTCAGTAGTCTCTTGCCACGCTTTTATCTCTGTGAATGTTAGAGGTTGTGGGCCACTGTAACCAAATTGCCTACCCCCACTGATGGAAAAGAAGGAAGACCAGACATGAGCCATAGGAAAAGGAAACTTAGGGGCTTCTAATTCTTTTGGCCTATGTCCTAGTTGTTTGGCAACCTGTTCCAAGTGTGCCGATTCAGTTACGCCTTTACTGTCGGATCTCATTAGCTTGAAACTATGTTCAGCAAATGCCTCTAGCTGATCGACTAGGCGATTGAAAAATTTAAGAAGTCAGTCAGGGCTTGTTCAATCTGGGTCTTCATCCAGAAAACCTCTGTGTAAACCTCTTCGCATTTCTCAACCGTGCAGGGTGGTTTCTCACCATCAAATGTAATGTTCCACATCTTAGTTGTGTGGATTAGAGTTTGAAGTGTGCCTTCCTCTAGGTCTTCTGATTTTAACTCAAAAGTCCCACCGTCAGAAACCTGTGTAAGACGTTTATTAGTCTGCTGGTGCAGAACGTCCTTGTAAGGCTTACTGTGAGGTGCCCACATGGTAATAGTCATAGGGGTATCATCAGGGTTCATAAGGGGTTCATTAGTGTTAGGGTGAACCAGAGATACTTCAAACGTATCGCTCTTAGGCGTTAAGTCTTTTAAATCCATTGTCGAGTCTCCTTCGGGATTAAGTCGGGTAAAATAAAGTGGGGGGTATCGGACCCGACACCAACACCCCCCGTTCCTAGCTAGGAATTACGCTGATCTTGCGATCTTAAAGTTAGTGTCCTCAGTAGCATCTCTCAAGGCAACAAATGACGCTTGGATAATTCTACTTTCTGGACCATCTACACCTACGTCAGCAGAGTTAATTTTGCAACGTGGGAATGTGAATGTCATGGTGTTTGTACCATCACCTACTTGTACTTCAAGTGCTGTCTCTGTTTCATTTACAAAGCGGTCAAGCATAGCTGCATTTTCATAATATACAGAGATGCTACCTTCTACTTCCGCTCGACCAAAACCTAATGCTGGTGCAGTATCGGCACCGATAACAAAGGTTGGTGAGAACCCGTTAGTTATTGTAAAGTCCATAGCTGTAACAATAGCTGAACCAGATCCACCAATACTTACTGAACCAGTATATGCATCAAAAGGCTTTGGTTCTAGGTCTGGTGCATCAAGCTCTGCGCCACCAGCTTCACCAGTGTCAATCAATGCCATGTCTTTACCAACAATACCGAAGGTAGTTGTAATCATTTGATTTGGTGCAAGTGATACACCTAAGCTGTTTACAGTACAGCCCGTAAATCTACGTGTTTGGTCAATATCTGCTGCGTAGTCCTCAATAGTAAAGAACTTTGGATCTGTACCAACCTTTAGTGTGTTTGTAGAAAAAGCACTCATCATGGCTGATTCTAAGAAAGTGTCGTATGTTGCATCACGAAGGTCAGCAACAATATCACCAGAAACAGATTTATTACCGTGACGATCAACCCTTGCCATACGGTCAGATTGAATGTCAGTTCCAGCCACACGATCTTTTGTCATGTTTAAGCTGTGTGTAGAAAAAGGTAAGTTTAAAGTCGGTGTTACAGCAGTTCCAAAAGTTGTTTCTACTGCGTAAGACAGACTGGACCGTGAACCCTGTGCAAAGGCCATAGTTATCTCCTAAATTAGTTATAAGCGAACCAACGAATACTTACAGGTACAAAGTACCAAGGACTATCTATAAACCCTTGCTGTCTTTCTGCGTATTCTATAGTCACATCTTGACTGTTGTGAGTAAGTTTTGTTGTAGCCTCAAATGTTTCCATTACATTCTTAGCTAGTGTATCTGCTGCATTAGG